TTCGCTTTTCATCATTTGTGCTTTTGATTTCAAAAGAGCCAAATGATTTTTTTAGAGCTGGCATCTGGCTCTCCTTAAAATGAAAAACCGCCAATTAAGGCGGTTATTGAGTTAGATTTATTTAAACGAAAAAAACGTTATATTCTTTTTGGACTGGCTCAGGATTCATACTCATCAAAGCCACAGCGTTAAATGTCGCAATCAATGGATCAATCTTTCCGACACCTGATTCTTGCTTTGAAATCATCATGCCATTACCTTTGACAACTGCTCTGGCATTTCCTACACACCAAGTCATTAGCTGTGAACCCTGGTGATATAAGTTGCCCTCAGCTAACTTTCTTTCAGTTGTGAGAATGTAGCCCATCAACTTGAAGCCTTGTGGAACAGCAATCATTTGTTCTTCAGGAATACCCACTTTAAGCAGTCCATCCAAAAGACCACCCAAACCAAGTGGATCGAGTCCTATTTTGTTTAACTTCCCTGAATCAAAAACTTGCTTGGCAATTTTGGCTAATTGATCAATGTCATCACCAATTCGCTCAACAATGGTTAAAGATCCTTCTTGAACACAATCCTGATACTTTGGCGCATTCTCTTTACGTCGATCGACTGCAGTTGTATTGCACCAAGCATGATTCCATAGCCACCATTTACGGCTTTTCGCATGACGTCCTAATACAGCAAATCCCAATAAATCATCCAAGCCACCACCATCTATACCGATAGTGATTACATCTGATTGATCTATTAACTTATTGAGTGTGAATTGCTTAGATTGTGGTAACCAAAATTCTGAGCCAGCCCATCGATTAGCACGAAGATTCATGCCGATTTCAACGTTTAAGTGTTTCGCCAAAAAATCGCGTAATGATTCTTCACCAGCATCTTTAACCTTTTCAAATTCATTGATTAAATAATCAAGATCTACAGAAACACCTAAATTTGGGTTTGTTACATAGAAATTTTCAGGCTTTAGATGCTTTCCATCCTCCAACATTTGCTTTGGAAACTCATAAAGCAAAGGTAAAAACTGTGGATTTACTTTTATTCCATCTCGAATATCGCGCGCATAATCTAAAAGCTGTTTAAATACACCACATGGTGTTTCATCTGACTGGGTTGTTAAGTAGATAACACAACCTTCAGGACGACTTGCTAAACCACCTTTAGCCTCACGAAACATTGATTCTGCATTAGCGCGTTTACCAAAAAGCCAAACCTCATCGATTAAAATAATTGAAGCTTTCTTACCTGCTGCCGCATTACTTTCTGCTGCAATAACTTTTAGTGTTGCACCTGTGCCCAAGTGTGTGACTGTCTTGGTATGTTCAGAGATATTCATCATCTCAGACAATTCAGGATCAGCACGAATAAAGTCACGAATTGGATTGAATGAGTTGTCTGCAACTTCTTTTGTGGGTGCAATAATGATTAATTCTGCTGACTGCCGATCATTTAAGATCAAAGCAGTCATCATTATTCCTGCTGCAATCGTGGATTTAGTATTCTTCTTTGAAATCAACAAGAAGAATTCGCGAATCAATCTGCGTCTAGTTTCAGGATTGTAAGAACCAAAAATAGCTCTAACAAATTCTAAAACCCATTCTTTAGTGACTTCACCCATCTTTGGGCTATCCATCACATCAACAAGGATTAATTCATTAAAAATACGCTCTGCAATTGCTGCTACTTCTGGAAACAATGGCCTGCAAGGCATCAATGATTGTTTAGCGACAATTCGCTTCTCCCAATCTGGACAAGCTGTTGTCCACTCTGGGAGCATTGCTGACATAAACTATCCTTGAAACTTAACTATTGTGTAAGCACACTTGCTAAAAGTGTCATTATTATCATGACAAATGACTTTTGCTTCTCGCTCAACTTGATCAAATGTCATATCTTTAAAGACAAAGTGCTTAAAGCCTTTACTCTCTACAAACCAGTTATGAATAACCACAACATAATCACTTTTAAGGGCAATTACTTCCTTTTCCTTAGGTTTTCCAAATAACATTTTTAACTCCGCATTTGTGAGCCAAGTGTTCCAAATTTTCCACCGCCTGTTGTGGTGTTCTTTGCTTCTTCTTTCTGCTTTTCTTTCTTACCAGTTTCACCAAGTCGTGAATGTTTATAAGGTAAGGCTGCACGTGCTGCAGCAATACGATCTTTCACTTCAAGACCGTTTGAATTCCAAACTGTTTGTAGAAACTCAAGAGGATCTGCAGTTTCAGGAATGTTTAATTCTCCTTCGCCAACATCACCAGCTAGTGCTTGCATAACATCAGGATCGTTCATTAAACGCGAACCTTGAACCTGTGCTGTTCTTTCAGAGTAACCAGCCTTAATGGCTGCTTCTGTTTGATTTAAACCCTCATGGATTGCTTCCACGAAGGCAAGTTTTTTATCAGTCAATGCCATAACATGAAACCTCACCATAACAAGGCGCTTAAAAGGGAAATTTTTTTATAAATGAGATGGTGGGCGGTCTAGAAATTTTCAAATATTTCAAGATTTTACCTCCCCCCACCACATGAGAACACTTCTCATTAAATTATTGATTTTCCTCAGATTGTTTTACTGAGCTGTGACAAGAAGCACAAAGGCTTTGATGGTTCGTAGTATCCCAAAACAATGTCTTATCGCCTTTGTGTGGCTTGATATGATCCACTACAGTCGCCTCTGTAACCTGTCCTATTCTTTCGCAATAAATACAAAGCGGATTCAACTGTAAAAACTTCAAGCGATACTGTTGCCACTTATAACCATAGCCACGTTGAGTAGATGATTTGCCATCACGCCATGAAGTTCTTAATTCACTCTTTGGTTTGGGATTGATTGTTTGTAGCTTGGTTTGTAATCGTTGCAGTTTCATCATCACCAACTATCTTATTGATTCCGCACAATCCAATCTTGACGATTGCATGAAGCGGCTCATCTGGTTTATTCACAATCTCACAAGACAATTGATCAGCTAGAATCTCACCAGTTTCAGCATCATGAATAGCAACGCACTTCTTATTGTTAACTACCCGTTTTAGTATTAAGGCTCTAGGCATTGTCAGCCTCCTTATTCAACTCAACACTTTCACCCAATTCAATTGTGATTTCACAGCGACCTTCATAACTATTACCTATTGAATGAGGATTACTGGTTATAAAAGTTCTATGTTTATATTCAGCATCACCAATATCGTGTTGCCTTAACACATACTCTAAGATTGCCTGCTTTGTTTCAGCATCACTTAGATGTGCATTGATTTGCTTTTGATGTATCTCTTTAACATGAATAGCCATAGTCACCCATCCAAATACCCAGAACTCTTACTCTCACCATCCAAATCCAAATGCTCTAGCAAGTGATTAATCTGTGCTGCCTGTTCGTTGTTGATCTGAATCAACTGATTGTTCTGTTCGATTACCTTGTTGCTTTGTTGCATCACTTGATTGTTCATCTCTACCAGCTTGGCCAGTAAGGCGCTGCAAGCACAACCGCATTCGTTCTTTTGCTCGTTCACTTTGTTTCCTTATCCATTCTCGACGTTGTTCACAGCCTTGGCATGTCATAATCTTCACCCAATAAAAAACCTCCCGAAGGAGGTTTAGTTATTAACCAACTAACTGCTTACGAAAGGATTTATGGATCATCTCTTTTATGTCATCTTCTAAGTTGGCTTCAAATATAAGAATAATACTTGCAGATTCAAATTCAAAAGACGACTTATCATATTCTTGACCAGATAGATAAAGTTCTAGATTCCCGCTATTACTTATATCTGAGAATCCAAATTTATCTCCACAAATATTTACTAAGATATATTGTTTTGATTTCATTATTATCTCTATAATTAATTTAGAAACAATAAATTATCAAATTATCCAAGTAAGATCAATCACTCAACATACTTCTAATTGCTTTAGTTCTTTCTTTTAACTGACTAATCTTTCGATCAATGACAATCATTTCATCACGAGTCATAAGACCACGAGATAAGCTTTGATATTTACTGATCTCTGATTCGTATCGCTTGAGATTGCTTAGTGCTTCGGTTCTGTCCATATGTCACCAATCCGACCAAGGATTTAAAGCTCTTGGTTTGTTTTTTTGATATTTCCAATTTTTATAGTCTTGGTACCACAAGTAGGAAAAAACCAAAATCACACAAATCAAGATTACAAATAAGACTTCCATCACAACCGACCTTGACGTTTATACTTACGTCTTTTTGCTTGAGATACCTTGCTGAGTTTTGATTTGCCTTTTACTGGTTCTCGCCATTTGATTGAATCCCAATCACTGGCATGTCTTTTTACAGGTTCGGCAAACGCTGCGCTCATACCCAATGCTACTAATACAATTCGACCTAAGCGCATGGCTTTCTCCAAGACAAAATAAAACCCCTTTCGGGGCAAAGGAAACGTAGCGAAAGGCTGTGAATTATTTATTTAATTCAGCCTGATACAACTTTTGTTTAAGTAAATAACCTTCCAGTTGCCAAATCTTGTTACGTGCATTTTCATACGCAATCTTTTTGCCAATTTCAGGATCAAAGTTTTCAGGACTTGCACAAGCAGACTCGCCAGTAACTGTGAAACCATTCTGTAAAATCAATACACAGAAAGTTAATGTTTCTAGTT